GATGTAGCAGGAAATGATTGCACATTATTAGAGCAATTTAAAGAAAAACAACCAAATTTAAGGTTATTAAATATTGACCCTGCTAAAAATTTATGTAAAATATGCAGGGACAAAGGAATAAATGCTATTGATGAATTTTTAAGTATTAATACAGCTATAGGTGTTGTTAATTCTTATGGGTTAGCTCAAGTGATTACAGCTACTAATGTAACAGCGCATGTAGATAAATTAAGAGAATTCTTTTTAAGTGTTAAATTTATGTTAGCACACAATGGTGTGTTCATAATGGAATTTCCTTATTTAGTGGACACTATCAATAATTTAAGTTTTGGTCAAGTGTATCATGAACATCTTTCTTATTTTCTTATTACACCTTTAAAGAGATTATGTGAAGAAGTAGATATGAAAATAATAGATGTAGAAAAATTTGATATACATGATGGAACCTGTAGAGTGGTAATAACGCATGATTATAGTAATAGAGAAGTATTATCAAGTGTGTCTACTTTTTTAAACAAAGAAAAAGATGCAGGATTTACAGATTTTAAAATATATGAAGAGTGGAGTGACAAAGTTTCATTTAAATTAAATGAATTATTTAACAACATACTTTGGTTAAATACAGAAACTAAAGTAAAAGTTGGAGCTTTTGGAGCCTCTGCTAAAGGAAATACAATGCTTAATGCAGCAGGTTTGTCTCATAAAGATATATTATATATTGTAGATGATACTCCTGAAAAACAAGGTATGTATAGTCCTGGAACAGGAATTCCTATTGTAAGTGTAGAAGAATTAAAAACTAACCCTGTAGATTATTTATTAATTTTAGCTCCTAATTTCACTAAAGAAATTAAAAAAAGATTAGGGGGGATTTATAGTGGAAAATACATTATACCTGTCCCTAGGGTGGTAATTGGATAATATATGAATTGTTGTAAACAAAAATATGATAAAAAGACAGCTACCACTATACTAAATGCCAGGAAAAGTAGTGGTAAAAAGTGGTGTAAAGAAAAAAGAGTGTATTTCTGTTCAGAATGTAAAGCACATCATTTGACAAGTGAAGAAGAATATGCTGAGAGAATTTATATACAGGAAGAACAATTAGTTTTTAAAGATAAGTGGAAAGAATTAATGAAATAAAAAAGCCCCTTGGAATTTCCTTGGGGCTTAATTATTTTGTAAAATTTACTTTTAATTCCAGAAATCTTCTCTCAATTTCTTTTGAGTAGTAATTTCTCCTTGGTCATTTAAAACATCTTCCAAATCTTCTTTAAAATAATATCTAATATTATCAGCATTAAAATTTTCTTGTTTTAAAAATGTGGTTAATCCACTTAATGTATCTACAGCTCTGATTAAATCAAAAAACTGTTGAAATGTAATTAATGGTTTTGAATCTGTTTTGGCAGTAAAACCTAAAGGAACTTTTTGTTCTTCTGGTTGTGTAACTTGTATTTCTGTTGTTTGTTCCATTTTTACAGATTATTTGCTTGCAATAAGTCTTGTTTAAATTCATAAGCTTGTTTGTAAGAAGAGAAATTCCTGCTTATTTTTACACCATTAATCATCATTCTTACTCTGTAATTTTTACCCTCTTTACAGATATTAGAGCTTTTTGTTGGTTTGTAATTCATTTTGGTTTATTTATTGTTTAAAAACTTTTAACTAATTTTCTTGATGTTACACTTTTTACTTGATTTTCAGACGTATCATAATTTTCTTGAATTTTTGCATCTGGAACAAATGTAACAGCTTCTGCTAAAGAATATGTTCCATCTATATTTTTTTGTTGCGTTGTAACTTGGACAACACAGCCAACACCTTCAACTTCCATTGCTTTTGTAGATTTCATCCAACCTTCATTTTGAGAAGAAGCTTTAGAAATCAGTTTAAATGTATCCCCATTTCCCCAAAATAATATGTCTTTTACATTATCTTTTGCCTGACTTGCAGTGGTATTTGTTAATGTTTTTTCCATTTTTATTGTTTAATTTTTGTAAATGCTTTTACAGCCCACATAGCTGCATCTTCGTAATTTGTCATAGCTAATGAAAAAGCTCTTTTAGCTTCTGTATTATCATTTACTTGTGAACTTTCATTTAGTAAATCAATTAATTTAGCTGTTTCTCTTTTGAATATTTCAACATATTCATTTTGTGAAGGATTAAATGTGACTCCTACTCGATATTCTCCAAGAGTCAACTGTCTTTGTGTTTGTTCCATATTTGTTTTATATTTTATAATGCAATTATCGGCAAATTGCCTTAAATATCCTAATATGTTCACACTTTTTAACAATAATAATTATTTAACAAAAACTTTGAAGAAAGTATAAATACTAATTGTATATTTGCAATATGGAAAAAATAAAACTAACTAAACAACAAATAGAATTATTAGAATTTGATGGTAAAAATGTAAATAAAAAATACTACTATCTACCTAATGTATATGAAAAAGTAGATAATGAAGGTAATTATTTAGTAAAAGAATTAAAAGAATTACCAGAAGGTGTTATTAAATATATTGAAAACGAAAGAAATAAAAAATAATATGAGTAAATTTAACTATTATAAAAGAGTTGTAGAAGGAAAAACAATTGAATTACATATTAGAGAGCAAAAAGAAGAATATGTAATAGGAAAAATTTATCCAGAAAGTGAAAATAATGTGTTTAAAACTAAAGAGTTAATACCTTTAAAAGATGTAAATGAGTTTTTAGATGAAGGATTATCTACAGGAATTTTTGAAACAACTCCTATACCTAATCAGACTATCTAGCTCTCATTTTTAAGAAATCTTTCACTTGCTGATTTTCATCATTAGAAATTCCTTTCATTACTTTTTCTACACCTGTTACTTTCATTAATCTTGCTTTTGCTTTAGATTCATCTTGTTTATACAAACCATAATTTTTCTGATAATATGAGTCTTCATCATTTACTAAATTACCAAAAGTGTATTTAATTAAATCTAAATAATCTGTTATTGTAGATGCCATCATTGGGCTATCTAAAATAAAGTTTTTGTATTGTTTTATATTTAAGAAAGTTGTAGCTTCTGTAAAAAGTCTGGCTGACTGATAAATACCTTGTGCTTGTAGCCATGACATTTCTCCTAATTTTTTGTATTTATCTTTATCATCATCTTTATATCCAAATACAAATGATAATAATAAATAAGAAAGTATCATTAAAGAGCCATCAGCTATAGATTTAGCTAAAGCTATTTTTTGTGTTTCTGTTAATGTATGCCATTCTCCTGTATTTAATTTAGTTTCAAATTCATCAGCTATAAGGTTTAATATTTCAGCATAATATCCTGTATCTGCACCTTTAACCATGTTAAATCGAGGATTCACTCTTATTCCATATTTAGTCATTCTGTAATCTCCACCAAGCCTATTAATAAACATGGCTATGAAGAATCTTTTCATCATAAAATAAGCAGAATATAAAGTGTATGTATCTGCTTCAGGTCTATCTATATCTTTAGCATAATTACCATGCACTCTTCTGTTATGTTGGTTAATTCTTCTTTTTACTTCTTGTGTGGCTTCCCTATTTATATCCCATTTACTGTCTACCCCATCTTTTAACTTTATAACACCTTTTGAATCAAGTTCATAAGCATTTCTTAAAGGAATAGTGTTGGTTGAGCCATCTGGCATAATCTGGTCTACTTTTATAGCATCTAAATGTGCTAAAGCATTTACAGATTGAACAAATAATTCTCCCCATTCTCTGTGATTTTTTACCCAATTTAAAGCTAAAGCATCTTTTATTTTAGAAGATGAGAGTCTTTCTCCTAATTCATTTTCAAAATCATGAGAAGCTACAAAACCAAATAAATCAAACATTTGAGATTGCAGGTTTTTTCCTGTAATTTCATTTTTACGATATTCTTCAAAAAAAGCAGGAAAATATTCTGTAGCAAAAATTCTATGAGCATTAGCTAAATTAGATAAATTTATAAATCCTTTTGAAGCATTTATAATATTTTCTCTTTCAGCATTTAAGACGTTAGCTATAGAAGCTGGGATATCAAAAGCTATAGATTTTAACACTGTAGCTCCTTTAAGTAAAGATGAGATTTTTTCTACATTTTTACCTAATTCCATTTTCTTTTCCTGACCTTCAAGAACTCTCTTAATAATATTGTCTACAGCGTAAGCTCTATGATTTGTTGTCCCTTTTGGGGAAACTCCTCTGTTTTTTATTCTTTTTAATAAATTTAAGGGCTTAAAATCACTTTCTCCTAAAATTCTTTTTAAAGCACTTGCTGTAGGAGATAAATCAACAAGTTTTTTATTCATTTTAGAAGAAAATGTATATTTAGAAATAGCTCTGAAAAGGTCTAAAGAAACATCCTGTATGTCTAACTTGTTTTTATGCTTAATAGGAACAGAAGTAAATTCATTTCCATATTTATCTGCAAACACTTGTTCAAAATTACCTTCTCCTTGAGAAAAATCTGTAATAGAGTTTAATTTAGCTTTTATAGCTGACCAAATAATATTAGGTATGTCTTCAGGTTTTTCTTTTAATTTTTCTAAAAACTTAATAATTCTTTCTGTAGAAGTTTTTAAAAGTCTTGGAATTTCCAACCATAATTTAGTATTATTAAGGGAATCTTCTTGAGCTTTTAATAGATATTTTGTATGTATTTGGTTTAACGCAAATAAATCAGCATTCTTTTTTAACTCTTCATATCTGCTATCTCTGAATTTACCTTTTTTAGGTAGAAAATAGCCTCTATTGTCTATGTGTTTTCCAACTTTTAACTCTACTTTTTTAGTAGAAGGATTATATCCTGTTAAGTATTCATCTTTTACTTTTCTTAAAGAGTATTTTCTGGAAGGTTTTCTTTCTATGTGTTTAGGGTTATTGGGCATAACTCTACTCCATTGAAATAATCTCACCCATTGATTTCTAAAAACTTTTTCTTCTGAATCCCATACTTCAGTTTGAATATGATTAGCATGAAACCAATCATAAAAATCCTGATGTTTTAGTAAAGAATTTAATTTAGAGCTGTCTAAAAAATCATCTTTACCCACTTTACCATTATTATCTAAAGAAACTCCATATTTTTGAGTGATGGAATTTACAGTGTTAATATAATATTTAGTAGGTATTCTTGATTTTAATTGCTTTAATTGTTCAAATAACACCTGAAGTCTGTTTCTTCTTTCTTTATTTAAGGCTTTTTCCTGTTCTGATTTCCCTTCGTCTTCTTTTCTTTTATTATCTCTTTTCTTTTTTAGTTCATCAAGTCTTGATAATTCATCATTAGTTAAATCATTAAAATGATATTGTCTTTGAGAAAGGTCTGATAATGTTTCATATTCTGATTTTGTTAAACCAGAATCTCTTACAGCAGATTGTTTAATTTTTTCAAGATTAAGCATTGCTTCTCTAATATCATCTGTAGCTTCTCCTGTTATTTCTGTTCCAATAGGTTGTCCATCTTCATCTCTGTGTCCATAAACAGCTTCTTTAATAGTGTCATAATTTGTTTTATAACTGCCTAATCCATCTACTTCTAAGTTTTTTTCTAAACCTAAATCTTCTGAAAGTTCGTTAATTTCTTCTGTTATAGACTTGTCTATTTTCCAAAAATCATCAGAAATTACATCTCTTGTATTAGAAGATTCCCAATCTTCCATTTCTTTTTTATACTCTTCTGTATTTTCTGCAACACCTTTAGCTATTAATCTTTCTGAAAATTTAGTTTTTTCTTTTTCAAAAGCCTGTAAATTCTCCTCGTATTCAAAGATTTCTCTGTTTAATTCTCTGATTTTACGCATTTTTTCTACTTTCTCTATATCTCTTTCAGATGTTTTTTTAACACCTTCAGCATTATATAAAGAGCCTAATAGAATGTATTCATCATAAAGAGCATCAATTTCATCGTAAGTTTCCTGAGAAAGTTCTTTGTCAAATAAAAGAGGAGTTTTAAGATTATTTATCTTAGTAAATATATCTTCCACTTCTTGTTTTAATTCCTGACCTACTTCATCTTCCCAAAGTTCATATTTTTCATAATACTTATCAGAATACTCCTGTTGCATAAATTCCATCTTAAAACTAAGATAGGATTTATTAATTTTAGAAAGTAATTTTTTATTGTCTTCTACATCAACACCTTCTTTTATTAGTTTTTTAAGACTTTTAATCTTATTATTGAATAATTGACTGATATTTACATACCCTGAATTGACTTTTTCTCCGTCTATTTCTACTTCTTCTGTTCCACCCCATTCATTAAGCATTTCTACAACTTTATAGGACTCCCCATTACTATCTGTTCTGTCGGATTCTCCTGTAACTTGTTTTCCTAAAGTTTCTGGATTAAACCTGTTTCCAAGTTTTTCCATTATAGGTTTTAATTCATTTAAATACTCCACTTCTATTGCACTAACTTCTTGTGCAACTTCGTGCATATTATCTTTTAGAAATTGTGTAAAAGAAGCTATAATAGGGTCTGTAGAATCAGAATAAGCCTCAAGAAGAAGATTTGCTAAACTTGCATCACCTCTTTCTCCTTTTAAAAACGCTATAATGTTATCATCTGTAGCTAAATCAAAGTCTTTTATTTTCTTAGTTAGAGCTTCAAGTTCTTTTTGTAAAACTTTTTTTCTTTCTGCATTTTTGGTAGAAGCTATTAAAGTGTTCACTTTGTCAAGTCTTTCTTTAAAAGGTTCTATATATTTTTTAGAAACAGGAGTTAAATAAGGTTTAAAAGCAGACACCATACCTGCTATATCATTATCTACTACATCTTTTTCTATAGCTTTTATTTGACCTAATATTTCATCAATTCTTGCTTCTGTATATTTACTACCTTTAAATTGAGTTTTTGCATCATTTAAAACAAGTTCCCAATCTCTTAATGTATACAAATAATACTGTAAAGTGGAGATATTTTTATAAGCATTTGCTTTATCTTTTACAATATTATTGACATTTTCTCTTAAAATATCCACTAATTTACCTGTTTCTACAATAGTAATAGCAATACTTCTTACTTTTTGCTTAATTCCAGGTTCATTAACTTCTCCATCAATTTCTACTAAAGCTTTATTAGCATCTCTTAATAAAGTTTCTATGGAAGAATAAATGTTTATTCCACTCTTAGTGGTCATTAACTTTTTAAGAGTGTCATAATTTTTATTCTTAATTAGTTTTTGAAGTCTTGATTTAGTGGACTCAAAGAAATCTTCTACAGTGGTAACAATTTTATCTGTCTCTGTGGTGGACAATAATTCATTTACTATTTTATTTTCTACTTCATGTATTTTATTATCTAAAATAGAATTAGCTTTAATAATTAAATTTATTTGGTCAATAGTAGGTAATTCTTCATTATTTTTAATGAATAATGCCATAGCATTGTCCTCTCCTAATGCTTCCACTAAGATTTCCCAATCAGATTGAGTTTGATTTAAATCGCTTTTATATGTTTTGTTTGGACATGCCATATTAACAGGTTCTTAGTTTTTTGTCTATTTGATTCTGCTCTGTATTCATAGCCTCTTCAAATAGTTTGTTTGCAATTTCTTCTTGTTCAAGT